ATTTGGACATATCAGTAAATCTTGTTTTACTGTATTATGTTGAGAGTCATCTCCAACGATGGCATAATACTCCCATGGTCTAGTGTTTTTATGATTAGACATTAACATATCTAGCCTAAACACTATGTGATGGCAGAATGAAAATCCAAGGAAGGAACCTTTTCCTCCTTGTAACTGTCCAGATTGCTGATGGAAATCCAGTAATCCTGACTCAAGAGGATCTTGATATTTGTTATCAAGGTTACAACATAATCTCCAGAAACGCCCAACAGGGCTTTCAGGCCATATTAAATCTAAGCAGTCTTGTTGGAACTGCTGATCTAACCTATCAGTTGCTGAGTCATAATCCCAGCAATAGAAATTGTTCATCTGAATATTTATATATTCAGGCTTAGTATATAAACAGCCGAAATACAACATATCCGGTTGATTCTTATAACAATCAGATTTAATTTTCTGATTTATAATTTCTAACCGGCGATGAAGCCAATTCGCCCGATCTTGGATAGAATTGCATAATATTCGTATTATGCGGTCTTTAGGTTTACTAGGATTTTCTATTGCAATAGTCCTAATTAAGATATCTTCTACACCTTCAAATGGTGTAGTCCTATATTGTGATTGATAATTTACATAATTATCAAATTCGATACATTCAGGATAGTCTTTAATGATATCCATTTCTAATATAGAAGAAAGATAAGCCATTTTCTTCAGTGTATCAGGCCTAACTGCTCGGTAGCTAGGAACAGGTTTGGTAGTTGTGAGACCTCCACAGCTAAGTTCTTTGACCTTTGATGATAATTTTTCATCAATATTTCTCTTTTTAAACTTAGATTTTCTATGTTTAATTTTGTGTTTCTTATTATTGTTAATAATAAGGTTAGGTACAATGCTGGCAGTACCTTTACTGCCAAAGAAATAGTCAGAATCGGTGTATTTCTCATCGATTAATGGTGATCTGGATTTAAATAATATATTATTTAGATCTTGTATATAAGGATAGATACCATTTTGGATATCTAATTTAAGTTTATTGAAAACGATATTATAATCGCTTTCACCTTGTTCTTTTAGACGATAATATTCATCTATATTAATACCACAATTATAGATTATTAGTTCTATAATTCTTTGTCTTTCATCATCATATTTTATATGATAATGTTCATCTTGGAGCATATCGTTTAATTCACGATGTGTAGATGTTTCTTTAGGAGAAGATATCTCCTTAATCATTTCAAGAAGGTAATCATGTTTACCTTGGTCTGTAGGATAGAGTAAGTTAAATAGCTTACTAAGTGATAACATAAAAGAGACTAATTCTCTCTTTTCTGGTAAATCATAGTTCTTCATAGATGGACTATAATAGATATATAATATACATTTTAGTATATAATTATATCCTAATCCTCCATGAGATTGGAAGGATAATTCTTCATAATTATCTAATGATAAGATAATTAATTCGAAGTCTTTGGGCAGATATAATTTCTGTCCTCTTGAGAGATCTATGTAATGGCAATCATTACTATGAACCTCAATAATGGAGTTAGCGGTTATCCCTAACTCTAGCTTTCTACTGAAAGATTCAATTTCTTTCTGATTAGATTTGCAATAGTCAATAAATTGACTATAGTTCCAATCAGATTCATCCTGTATCAGTTCAGGATGTTTTGTCCTTGCTATAGCACAAGCTGCTGTAGAATAGAACCATTTAAGGTATTTATTTACCTCAGCAAGTACATGCTTTAGATCTTCATGTCTGAAGCCTAAATCAGAAGCAAAGGCATTGAGTCCTTTGATAATCTCATCCATAGATGGACCATCGTAGTTCTCAAGATAAATAGTTGCTTTGTGATTT